TAGCTTTAACGTGTCCAGAATGTGAAAAAGAAACTATGAAAAGGCAGGTAGGTCTTAGTAGTTTTCAATTAAAAGGTGGTGGTTGGTATAAAGATGGTTATACCAAAAAACCAAAATAATATATATATGAAATAGAGATGCTGGTACTGGGTATAGCGCAGATGACTACTGACTAACTCCTAGCCGACAAGATTAGTCTCTTGTTTAATAGAACTTACGGTGGCACGTACAACCAAGAAACATTTTCTTTTTATTTGAAAATGTAAGTAAGTTTGGATTTGCATCTCTACTTTTACAAAACTTGATAATCATAAATACTTTTTTAAGTATAATTTAAGTCGTAACATTATTTTAGAGGAGTTCCCCCCAATGTCCTTTACCATGCAGTTACCCACTTATCAAGTAGAAACCAAATCTGGTGCTACACTATATCCATCCCAACTAGAAGCAAACAACCATTATCAACGATTAGAAAAAGATAATGTTCCTTGTGAATTATACGAGGATGGAAAATTACAAAAGGAATATAAACCTAGTTAAAAGATTTTATTATGAAAAGTGAAAAAGGAGCAGGGAAGCTGTTCTTCAAATATAATGAAGATGAAACTTTAACAGAAGTGATGGAGTATATCGTAGGAACTTACTCTGAACATTATGGTGACCAAAAATTTCAGATTCAGGACGTATTTGAGCAAATGGATATTGCTGAAGAATTCGTTAGAGGTGCCGCGATGAAATATCTGTTTCGTTTCGGAAAGAAAAATGGGAAAGATCGGAAGGATCTTCTTAAATGCATGCACTATGTATGTTTATTATATCACTATTCATTTAAAGCCGGAAGGGCAGAAGAATGAGAATTATTGATGATGTTAAGTTGGATTTCAGCGATGTCCTCATATCGCCAAAAAGATCACAACTGACTTCCCGCAAAGACGCAGACCTCACCAGAACATTTACATTCAAACACTCACGCCACAACTGGAGTGGTATTCCTATAATTGCATCAAACATGGATCATACAGGAACCATCGCCATGTGCCATGTTCTTATGGAATACCCTATGCTTACAGCGTTATGTAAGTTTGTCGAATCTACAGAGTGGGGATGGAACAAGAACATAATAAGAACAATTGGATTAGATCAAAATCTAGACAATTTACCCTATGATTCTGACACAGCCCCGTGGATTTGTCTTGATGTAGCGAATGGATATACTGAAAGATTTTGTGATTATGTTGCATTGATGAGAGCCCATGAAGCAACCAAAAATAAAATAATCATAGCAGGCAATGTCTGTACACCAGAAGCCACAGAACAGATAATCCTCGCAGGTGCTGATGTTGTGAAAATTGGTATCGGGCCTGGGAGTGTTTGTACAACTCGGAAAATGACAGGGGTAGGATATCCACAACTTTCGGCAACGATAGAGTGCGCTGATGCAGCTCATGGTTTGGGTGGACATATTATTACGGATGGTGGTTGTACTGTGGTAGGAGACATAGCAAAGAGCTTTGGTGCTGGTGCTGACTTTGTAATGTTAGGTGGAATGTTCGCAGGTCATTGGGAATGTGAAGGAGAAGTTGAAAATGACACAATGACATTCTATGGTATGTCCTCTGATGATGCCCAAATAAAATACTACGGAGAAAAGAAATCACATCGGGCAGCAGAAGGAAAGAAAGTTCAAGTTCCATATCGGGGTAATGTTGCAGATACAATACAAGATATACTTGGTGGACTAAGAAGTGCGTGTACTTACGCTGGCGCAAGAAGTTTAAAGGCATTACCTAAGTGCACTACATTCGTTAAAGTTAATAGACAATTAAATACTGTGTATGGGGAAGGCTAGATATGAGCAAAAAAGTATGGTATAGCTGGGAAGAAATGACAAGAGATGTTAATGTATTGTGTAGAGATATTGTTCGGGATAAATTTGATCCACAAGTTATTGTTGGATTATCTCGCGGTGGACTAATCCCAGGCGTTATGATGAGCCATTGGTTTGGAGTTCCGTTCAAGCCAGTTCAAGCAGCACTCAGAGATTTTGCGGAATGGGAAGATTATCTACCAAGGCCTACAGATGAACGAGTTCTTATCGTAGATGATATTTGCGATTCGGGCAAAACATTTGAGAAGATGACAAAACACATTACTGGGCCACGAAAAGGAAGTCCATTACAAATTCAATGTGATGTTCGGTTCGCCAGTTTAATTTGGAATAATGAAATTGAATGGGAACCGCATTATTATGCCCAAGAAATCGCAAAGGATTCTAAAAACATTTGGCTCACTTTTGCGTGGGAAGAATTCTGGCGGCCGCCAGTTTAACAGAATTATTGGAAGATAATTCTATTTTTAACCTAAATCTCGGAAGGAGATTGATATGAAGAAAATAATTGCTTTAATAGCAACGATTGTCGGGTTGGCAATCTTTAGTATAGTAAATGTATCTGGAGGAAAATTACCTTCAGTTGGTTATGTTCTAGTGGGGCCACATACCGATGGTGGATGGTCAATGAGACATCATGATGGATTTCAATCATTGACAAAACATGGTTATAAAGTTGGTATGGTTGAAATGGTGCCGGAAGCAGAGTCAACAAAAATATTCCGCAAGCTTGCACGAAAACACGATATAGTATTTGCAACTTCATTCGGTTATATGGATGGAATGGTTAAGGCTGCAAAGAACCATCCTGACACAATTTTCATGCACGCTACAGGTTATAAAGGCAACAAGAAAAATATGGACAACTATAGTTGCCAGTCCTTTCAAGCACGATTCCTCACAGGGATTGCTGCTGGGTTGATGACCAAAACAAATAAAATTGGAATGGTCGGATCTCACCCGATACCAGAAATCATTCGGAATATCAATGCACTTACACTTGGAGCACAAACAGTCAATCCAGACATTAAAGTAAGTGTGGTTTGGATAAACTCTTGGTTCGATCCACCTAAAGATATGGAAGCAGCCAAAGTACTTCTAGAAGATGGAAATGATATTCTCTACACCTCTACTGATTCACCTAGTGTAGTTTCACTTGCACAAACCACATGGAAACAAACAGGTAAAGAAGTTTGGTCAATGGGTAATGATGCACCTATGGGAAGTAATGGCCCAGATAGATACATCACAGGTATGATGTTCAACTGGAATGTCCTCTACAAACATATCGTTGATAAATTGGCTAATGGTACTTTGAAAATGGGCTCCAGATGGAATTGGGGATTAAAAGAAAATTGTGTAGGACTATCGCCATGGGGTAAGAATGTTCCTGGCTCGGTAGTGAACGCAGTTGAAACATTTAAGATGGATTGGATCAACGATAAGTACGATGATAGCTTTCCATTCTCAGCAGGTATCACTAAACAGGATGGAACAAAAATTCCTGCCGGTGTTATCAACAGACCTGAATTGGAATCAATGCAGTATTTTGTAAAAGGTATTGTGAATAAATTTCCAGGCAGTTGAAATGACTATTCCAATCATAGATTTTAGAAGTAAAGATTGCGTTAACCAAATGTATGACGCATATACCACAGTTGGATTTGCAGTTTTTACTCATGTCTATGATGAGTGGCTTGATGATTTTACTAAATGGAAAATACTCATGGAAGAGTTTTTTCTACTACCAACAGACGTAAAAAAACTTAACACTTATTCGGGTGTTACAGAAAATCTTGGTTATAATTGGTTGGAGGAAGAGCGTTTGACTCCAACCATGCCTGGCGATATCAAAGAAAGTTACAATTGGGTTTCACCAGATAGAATGCAAGAAAAATATTGGCCAAGAGAATTTGGAAAACCAAGATTCAAACCTCAGGCTCAGAAGATAGAACGAATTGCACGACTACTTTCATACGAATTCCTATACAAATTTGAAGAAATGTTTTCTCTTCCAAAAGGATCTCTTGTAGAAAAACATATTGATGGAAGTGCAACAATGAGAATGATACACTATCCGAAATGGGAAGGTGAAATAAAAGAAGGACAATTGAGAGGTGGCAGTCATACAGATTACGGAAGCATAACTCTACTTTGGCGTTTTGACGATACAGGAGGATTGCAAGTAGAGAACAAAGAAACAGATGAATGGGAAGATGTTCCTTGTGTAGAAAATTCTATAGTGCTAAACGTGGCAGATATGTTTTCAAGATGGTCAAACGGAATTCTCAAATCTACTAATCATAGAGTGATGAATACTGATATGACACAATCAAGATATTCAATGCCATATTTTGTTGACCCTGGCCGTGATGTGATGATAGAAAACTTTACAAACCAACCAGACAAGTTTGAACCAATTTCTGCATATGAATATCTTAAATGGAGATTGGCTCAGAGCTATAATGATGACACTTATATTGAAAATGAACAAGTGAAAGAAGATGGAAAACAATATCTTCCCGAAGAACAAAAATATAATACATGAAAGCATAAATGGAATAGAGAGTGTTGTGTGGTAGTGAGTTCAGATGACTACTGAACAATACCTACGCCGGTGAGATTAGTCATTCACTCATAAGGGTTTCTTTAAAACATAGTTTTACATTTTTTGTTTGACTAAAAGAAACTACTTTGCACTCTCTTTATTATTTCAGATGCTGATTTAACTAAATAGTTATTCCTTCAAAGATAAGGTTGGCTGCAGCGGAAGGCATCGAACCTTCAAACATCCCTTCTACAAGATGCAACACATTAACGGTGTGTCGTGTTTACCAGTTTCACCACGCTGCAATCAATCTTTTTCTTTTCCAATTCTCTGGCCTGTCTTTGTAATTCAATTATTAAATCATGAATTCCATGACCATTTTTATAAATTGGAATAATTTTATCACTTACAATCATTCCATTAGACCAGCACGTTTCATTGCACTAATTAT